TGAAAGCCGTGTTGGTATCGAGGTAAAGGTTCGCAAAGCCCCGTTCCCGGTCAAGCGTTGCGGTGTCAGCAAGGTCGTCAAATAAACCGCCCACCCGTGCAGCGGTGTTCGCCCCGGCAGCGGTTTCATTAGCAATGGTTGCAGCACTCGTTTGGAGTTGCGTTCTCGTTTGTACGCTCATGCGAAAGATTGGTCAAAGGTTGAATCGAATACCCTCACGCTGGATGCGAGGAAGGTGTTGTAAGTGGTTGTGTTTGCGTAGGTGTTGAATCCTATCGTTGCGGTTTGTATAAATGCCAAGCCCGTTTCAACGACCGCCAAAGCAGCGGCAACCGTGCTATTGGTATCGTAAACTTCATACTTATACGAGCCTGTTTCAAGCGACCCCACGGCAATCGAAAATTGGTCATAGCGGTTGGTGTAGGATGAAAGGTTTGCGGATTTCAGCAGGGTGAAATCGGTCGTGGTGTTCTTGGCGATGCTTGTGAGTCGCAAGATGTAACGGTCCCCCGTGCTGGCTCGCTCGGTCCAAGTAACCGTCAGGGTGTTGGTCGTATTGGGATTCAAATAAAGCATCTGCTTGTAAATGTGCGATGCCCCCGAATTTCACAATTTGCGCCCAATCTGCCTGTATAGTTCGGCCCGCTTCTTGGCGGTTTCGACCACGTTGAACTGCTTTTTGATGTCCCTCGTGAGGTTGTCAGCCAAGCCTTTGCGAAGGTCGGGATCAAGAATCAACTGCTTGATGTACTTGTACCAGTCCTTGGGCTTGTTGTAAGGAACGAGAAATCCGTTCTCCCCGTGCTTGATTACGTCCGTGTAGGGGATGGTTTCGGATGCGATAATCGCTTTGTTCATCCACCCTGCCTCGACCACCTTCAACTCGGATTTCAGTTTGTTGAACTTGGTATCTCGCAAAGGTGCAAGGGTTACGTTGACGAAGTTGTAGCCCCCGACATACGAGTAGATGTCAGCAGCCTGAATGCGTCCGTAGTTCGGGTTGTTGCCTTGGTCGCTTATGATTTTCTCGTAGCCTTCGTAAACCGGGTTGTTGTCGTTCCACCCTCCGAGGTAGAGGCGGTACTTGCCGTCAAGGTTTGCATCCCAGCGTAGTTTCTGCATCCCCTCACGGAGCAGTTCCATATCTTCCCCGTGCTGCGCCCCTCCGAACCAACCGAACTTGACGAGGTGCTTGTCGGGTTCTTCCTCCGGGTTGGGGATGAATTGTTGGTAGGCTTCGTATGGCTCGTTCTGCAAGATGCTCACATTCGCATTTAGAGGCCGTATGCGGGCAGCAAGATGCTCGGTGGTACAGGTAACCCAGTCAGCCAATTTGATGTGCTTACGGATGACCTCTGCGAGTTTGGTTTGGTGATAGTGGCGGTACATGATGTGGCCCGATTCAAGGACCCAGTAATCGTCCAAGTCAAGGATGACTTTCGCCCCGAATTGGGTCAGGGCTTTGTAAACATTTTCGACTTGCTCCATCGTCCCCTGACACCAAAGCCTGCTGAACAGGAACAGGTCAATCGACTTCAATCCCTCGTCGCTAATCGTCGTGATATTCTCAACGCACACATAGTCAAACTCCGGGTAGTTGTCGCCAAGGTAAGCGTTCGGCATTTCAAGGCGGTAGTAACTGCACCCGGTTGGATGGGCGTTATAGACAATGCAAATCTTCATGGCCGTAAAAATAAGAAGGGCAGCCATTGCTGACTGCCCCTCTCAAACCTCAGTGATGAAAACCTAAGCCAAAGATACTATGAACCGAGTATCTGTGCAGTCGATGGTGAAAAGACTGTGGATGCAATCGAGAACATCGGGTCAGGTTCCATCCCGGTCAAGGTCAACTCGTATCCACTGCGGTCCCCGAAGGCAGTACCAGTTCCAGCGGTTCCAGCGGTTGCTTCCAAGCCGTTGGCAGAGCCTAACAACCAGTAGCGATTGTTGTTGTCTTGGACGATGACGATGACACGGTTGCGTACCAGCAGACGGAGTTCGTTGCGTACTGCAACTTGCAGTTTGTTGATGGTAAACGTTACTTCGGGGGTGTAGTAGATTGAACCGTTCTCGATGCTCGCATTCAAGGTTTCAGTCAAAGACGAAGTGGCCTTGGTCAAGTCATACTCGAAGAACCCACCCGAAGCGTACCCAGTGAAGCCTGTTACCGCACCTGAAAGGTTGGCATTGCAGGACCCCGTTGGGATGAAGGATTGGACATAAATTGTTTTGATTCCACCTACGGAATCACGGCAGCCGAGGGCGTAGCCAGTAGTTAGGGAGCAGGACATATGTGTTTGGGTTTTAAGTTACAAGAAAACAAAAAAGTGAGGGGAGGTTTCCCTCCCCCCTACACATTAGGTCAAGCGGAAGTCTACAACCAAGTCTGGCCACGCCAGTTGCACCCCGCATTTGAAGGCTGCGATACTCCGTACTTCGTCGTTGTCCCTCGAATAAAAGATGGAAAACTGCTCTTCGTCGGACAGCAAATCGGTCCCTAAATGGAAGTTACCGAGGTAAGATGCAACGATTCGGTTTGTTCCAGTCAATCCGGGAACCGCAATGACACGGACGTTTGTGCCGGGATAAACGAACTCACCATTGGCAAGGCTCGCAAGGTCAACTTGGTTGTACAATACTGCCAAACCACCTGTATTCGTTCCTTGCTTAAAGGCTTGAACCAAGGTGCGGTAGTTATTCCAACCGCAGAAGATTACGAGGTCATTCTTGGTCAAGATGGCCTGTGGGATTTGGTTGTAGATGTTATCAAAGATGCCGATAACATTCGATGAAGTGATACCAACGGAGGCAGAAACCGCACCCGTGTTACCGCTGATGGTAGAACCCGAAGCAGCGTTCAAAATTTGAAGCATACCGCTGAAGTAAGCGTTACCCTGCCAAATTGCCGTTTCCAAAGCCTCAGCAATGCGAAGAGCCTTCTGCTCGGCAAACGCCTGCTCAAAAGGAACGCCATCGTACATTGAACCAGCAGTCAACTGGGTCTGCGTCCAATACTGCTCCAAGGAGCGAGGACACAAAGTTTCCATCACTTTCATGCGGCCAACGGTCAAGACCCTTGCGCTGATTGTGGTTGTGCCGGAAGTTGTGTATCCGCAAGCGTCTCCACCTTGCAACACCGCATCGGTGTCCATTAGGTTGAGGTTTGCAGCGAACTTGATGCCCACCTGCTTGGTGAACAAAGATGCTGACCGAGCGGAAAATACCGCTTTGGTGATTAGTGGTAACCGCTCTTGGTCGGTATACGAACTAAGGTTGGTGAAAGTAAATGCCATGGTTAGTGGGGGTTTAGGGGGTTAGTTTTTGGATTTGAGTGATTGGAGTGCTTGTGCGAGAGCGTTGAAGTTCTGCGATGCAGCAGCCTTGCGTTGCTCAACGATTGCTGAACCGCTTGCTTTGGGTGCTTCGGTTGGAAGTTCGGAAACCTTCTCGACGATATCGGCCATGGTTTCGACCTGCGATGCGAATGCAGACATTTTCTCTTTCATCTTTCCCATCTCGGCGTAGGCAGCCTTGAGTTCTTCCATGATGGCTCCGAGGTGCTTGGCAACGATAGCCTCGACGACTTCGGGGGTCATGGCGGGATAGGCTTCCTTGATTTCTTCGGTTACCTCAACGGCCACTTCGGGGGTGATTTCAGCAGCAATGGGCAAGGCTTCGATTTCGGGGGTTGCTACTTCGGCAGCGATGACCTCAACAATCTTGCCTCCTTCGGTCTTGATAGTACCAACGCCTTCAACGACGTGTTCGCCATCGGGGGCAGGGAGAGTGCCTTCTTCGGCAACAACGTAAACGGCAGTCCCGGCAACGAGGTCGCCATCCACACGGACAACCGTGCCATCAACGAGTTTGTAGTCAGCGAATGACTGTTTTTGAGTGCTGAATTTGCGGAGTTCAGTCCGCAGGGATTCGATTGCGTTTTTCAGGTTCATAGTTAGTGGGATTTGTAGGTGGGGGTTAATTGTTGCAAAAAAGCGGTTAATTCGTCAGCGAGGCCAGCGAGTGCGACCTCCAGTTCGGATTCGGTCTTGTCCATCCCGAAGAGTCCCTCAACGGAGAAACCCCTGAACAGGTTGCGGTTGTCCCACACCTCGTCGTTCTCGACTTTGAAGGAACCGAACCAAGAGCCGTCGGGGGTGTCCTCGTAGCCTTTGGGAGGCATCACACCACGCTCGGAGTCGGTGATGTAACTCTCGAACATGAACACGCCATCCAGTTCAGCGTTGTGGTAGGCATTGACGTTGTGCTGGTTGCCTTGCTTGAAATACTTTTGGACTATCTTGCGGATGGTCGCTTTGTCAAAGACCACGTAGTACTCGCCGTAGGTTTCGTCCTTCCTAAAGATGGGGGTGTCTGCAAGCATGAGAGGCCCAGTCAGGACCCTGCGTTCGCCTGTTTCGGTGAACTTCTGCTTGGCCTTGCTGAATGCTTGAAATGGCCGTTCGATGGCGGGCATATCGGTCAGGGCCACGAATTGGACCCCTTCATCCACCTCGTCCACGGTCATCCTGTAAATGGGTAGTTCCATGCAGGTAAATGTCCTATGCCCCCAAAGTTGCAAATTCCTCCAACCTCCGAACCCTCCGAGTGCTTTGAGTGATGTCCCGTTCCACCACATAGGCTCGCATTGGTGATGAGCCTTGACCTTGGCCTGCCGAGAGTTCGCCCGTGCCGAGGTTGGTCGTTTGTGGGTTCGCAAAGATGGGCGGTGGGGCTGCGCTTGCTCCTGCACCCGTTACGTCTGCACCGGGAGATCCTGCACCTGCTCCGCCTTGGAATTGTTGGGCCTTAATCTTGGCGACGTTTGCAAGACCAGCAGCAAGAGCAAGACCCGCCTCCACGAACCTTTGTCCGGGGAATACTGATTCAGTCGGCTTCAAGGCGAGTGCCGAACTGACGGCAAGGTAGGTGTTCACGATGGCTTGGGCAATGGACGCAGCCTTGGCGACATTGAAAGCCCGCTTTTGTGCTGCCTCGCTCTTTCCAGCCGATGCGATGATGATGTCGTTGATAACCCCAAAGGACTGACCGATGTATTTCTCACGCAGTCCAGCAAGGTCCTCTTCACGCTGGGCTTGGCCCATCTTGGACTTTGCGTCAGCCGTGTCCACCTGCATCCGCCTTTGTGCTTCGGCTTGCATCGCTTTGATTTGCAGTTGCTCCTGCTCGCTTAACCTATCCAACTCCATTTCGTAGAGTTGCAGGTTCAGGTCCTCCACGAACTTGATGATGGCGTTGTTTTCTTCCCTTAGTCGCTCCAAACGCTTTTGGGTGGCCTCTGCTTCCTTGCGTTGGCGTTCTTTGACCTGTGCCTCCCTCTTTTGGTCTGCTGCGATTTGGGCGTTTGTGTGGGCTTCGTATGCGTCCCGGTAATTGGAGAGGGCTGCTTCTTCACGCATCAAAGCGTCCTCCCTCGCCTTGGCTGCGATGGCTGGGTCGGGTAGGTTCAGGAACCTGCGGACCGCTGCGGTGAGTTCGTCCCACTTGGCTATCAAAAGCCCTACGGCTGCAATGGCTGCACCGATACCCGTTGCAAGGAGGGCGATTCTAAACGCTTTCATAGCCCCGGTACTTGCCCCGACTGCTGTTGCGTAGAGGGCTTGTGCTGCTGCCTGCCCTTGGGTTATCAGGATGCTATCCTTGTTAAGCAGGTTGGCAACCTGCTGCACTCCAGTAGCGAGAGCCATGGCTCCTTGGACCTTGAGCAACGATTTCTGCAAGTCCTCGTTCTCGGAGCCGAACAACGCTGCTGCACCTTGGGCAATTTGGAACCCTGCCGTTATCCCCTGCACCGCTGAAACAACGGTGTCAATTCTTACGGTGTCGCTTGCAAGGGTCTTGATTCGCTGCGAGGTGTCCCCGATTTGGTCTTTGAGTTTTCCCGCTTCGGCCTCCATTTGCTTGAAAGCCTTCGTGCCTTCTTGCCCAGCCAAAGACATATCAATGAGCGTCTTTTGGAGTTCACGCAGACGCTGCTTCGCACTCGTCGTGCCTTGTGCGGTTGAGTCCTTGATTCCTACTTCGAGGACGATTTCTTTAGTTACTGCCATTATCCGGGGGTTGGTAATTCAGGGTTGATGGGTGGTTCGTAGTCGGGGTCTGCTGGGTCGGGGTCGATAGGTCCGTTGTACCTTGCGGATGGGTCGTTGGATATCGGTGTCGTTACTGTGGGAGCAAATTCAGCGAGGTTTAGAATCCTTCGGAGCGTTACCCTACACGGCTTCATCTGCCCGACCAAGTAATCTCGCACCTCCAGCAATCGCCAGCGGATGCCTCCGTAGTAAATCGGCTTTCGGAAATCAAGTTGATACACATCGACAGGACTTATCATCATCGTCAACTCCAACTGCAAAGCCTCGCTTGACACGGTTTCGTTGATGTAATTGAGCCAATACTTGTTGTAAAGGTTGTTGTTCGTGTAGTTGATAAAACTGCCCGATGCGTTTACGGCATTGTAGAAGACCGTGCGAGGCTGACCAAAGGCCAAGTCCATCGTCGGAGCGTAGGGGTTGTCAATGTGGCTGATGAAGGGCAGCCGTGTTTGAGGAACGGCCAAAGGAATGCCAGTCGTGCCTGTTACCCCGTACTGATAACGCCATTCGGTCGGTGGCGTGATGAGGTTGTATTGAGCCAAGCGGTAACCTGTTTGCAGGGCCTTGATGGTTCCACTCGTGAAGGTTCCCTCCAAGTCCCAAGTCCTGCCAACGATTTTGTCGGTCGTGAACGATGCAGGGATAAGTGTTCCAGCAATGGTTTCTACAATCTTGTCGCCCTTGCCGTAAAAGTTGGCCGTGTTGAAGATTCGGCCTCCGTAGCCTTCCCGTGCAAGCGGATAGGACTGCTTGTAGGTCTTGGACAGGTAATCGCCCATGTCCTTGTACTTGAAGATGACGTTGGTATAGGCATTCGGGTCGCCATTGGTCAATACCTGCTCCTGATTCTCGTCTGCCTTCTGCGACCAATCCACCGAACCGCTGGAGTAGAAATCCACCCAAGGCTCGATGTATAGCAACTTCGGGTCTTGTGGGTCCGGCATGAACTGGAGGTTGAACATCTTCTGCAAGTCCTCCAACAGGTCGCTCTGCTTCACGTCAGCTGGTAGGGCCGTCCTCATGTCAAGCGTCCCGATGCTTTGAGGGTTTTCGAGGCAAATCATCTGCACCGTTCCTCCTGACCTAAAGGTTATGGACGTGGCTCCCTCCGTTTCATCGTACCTGAATTTGACGACTGCATTTGCCGGGATGGTTACGTTCTCAAAGTAAACATTCCCCGATAGCGGATAACTTGACCGGGTAAGGTCAACCGTTCCAACTAAGGCAAGCGTTGAACTCGTGGCCGTGTTGTAAACCGTGAAGTCCCCTCCTGCAACGCCATCAAGCCCGAAGGTTACACCGCTGACAACATAGGACAGGTTGATGTTCCAACGAGTCGGCACGGATGGAGCGACGAAGGTGCTGGACGATGCGACCCAATAACCGCTATTATCATAGAAGGGCGATACGTTGTCCCTGCTGAACTCAAAGTTGATGGCTGGTCCTGCGAGTGATGCACTGACCGAACCCGTTGCTTGAGCGAAAATGTTGGACCCCGACAGGTTGGTAGCCATCAAGCCGTTTGCATACGGGATGACCAGTTTACCGAAGGTCGTGGAGTTGAAGAAGTTGGATGAGTATCGGAACCCTGCCTCGGTAAAGATGAGGTCCACTAATTTCTTGACGTAGATGGAAGGGCCGAGCCTCCACCAAGGAACGTCAAAGTTCCCAAGGGCTTGCACGTCATTAAATCCTGCTGAATCCACCAAGCCGTAAACGTAACCGCTCGATGCCGTACCGCTTGCCGTCCAAGTTCCTGAAACGTGGCCCGAATTTGGGACGTGGTTCATCCCTGTAACGCCAGCCGTGTTGACGAGCATATTGCCCTCGATGGCTTTGAATAGGCTCACGTTGTCCGTGAATAGCCCGACTTCGTAAGTTACCTGTCCCTTGATTTTAGCCATGGACAGGAGTTGCAGAACTCCGCTAAATATCTGCACGCCATCCTCCCACATCGCTGCACGGATTCGCTTATTCGGTTGGAATCCACCGACAAAGGACTGGATGTTGTAAGCATGACCAAAGCAGTCCCGATTTGTTGTCGTATTAGGCAACTGAATCGTCTTGCTGAAACTGCCTCGCTGCTTGGTTACGTCCTCGATGTCGGATATGGAATACGTCAGGGCGATGTCGATTTCGCCCATGGTGTCAAGGACGTAGGGAACCTCTGCGTTTGATTCGTTGAGAGGGTAGGCGATGAGGGTTACGCTCATAGGATGTTGTTCTTGTA